ACGTCCGGCCTTGACGATCTCTTCCTTGTACTCAAGCACCATGCTGAGTTTGGTGTTGAGTCTGATCATGTCATTGTCCAGCATGCGGATACGATCCACAAGTTTGATCAGTGTGCTCGAGGCGTCACCCAGCACGGGTTTGATCTCTTCTGTCACCCACTTCCAGATGTAGAAAACGAAGTAGCCTAGGCCCATGGCCGCGACTATGGGGAACCCAAAGTCCTTGATCATTCCTGCTATGCCATTAGTCTCGGCGAGCATCATCTTTCCCCTCGTTGGCGGCTATCCTGTCCGCGTTTGGCCTGATCTTGAGCACGTAACTCAACAGTGCGTCTATCTTGACCAGATCGTTGTTCATGGTCTGCACCCTGTTGTCCAGCGCGCCTATTATGGCCTTGAGCGTGTTGACTGCCCCGGTCACTGAGGCCAGGATGAACTTCAGCGTGATGAACACGAAAGCGCCCGCGGCTATGGCTCCCGCTATTGGGAAACCCACTTCTGCTATCAGAGTCACGAAATCCATAATATGCTGGTATTTATGAACCGCTAGTATTATGGTAAAATACCAAACTTAAATACTTTTAGATGAAGTTCATTTTGGTCATCCTCATATGCATCAGCGGACAATGTAACAATCTGTACGAGGAGCGCCTGTACGACACCAAGGCACTGTGCGAGGCCGAGGGCGCAGTGGCAAAGCAGTACATGATGGAGACCTACCCTAGCAGTTCCGGAGAGATCTGGTGCCTGACCACGGATGAGTTCCAGGAATACTGGCAGTACCTCGAACAGCAACAGAGACAGTCACAGCCCGACGCCTAATTTACACACCATTCTAACATCATTTAAATAACAGCATGGATTACTACTGTTCTGCTAAATTTACCGAAATGGAGGTACATGTTCAGTCTAGGCTTCTTTACAACTGTTGCAAAGCATATCCCGAACGGGTAGATCTCGAATGGTTGGAAAAAAATCCAGGAAAACTTTTCCATACACCAACCATGTTACAGGATCGAAAACTCATGCTGGACAATAAATCGTGTGTTTCGTGTCATTATGGATGTTACAAATACGAGCAACAAGGTTTAATAAGCAAAAGATTACAGGAAAAATCTAACGACAATATATCTGACCCGCATGCCCCGGTACAGAACTTACAAATATCATTGACTACTGACTGCAACCTCGCCTGTGTTTACTGTTCACCGGAATGGAGCACTACCTGGCAAAGAGAAATAGAAACACACGGTGATTATGAACTAGAAGGTCATGTGATCAAAAACGATAATTGGAGTAAATTATGGTCTAGTATGAAACAAAATCCACGTGGCACAAGCAGTAAGTTCTTCTCATTGTTACTAAATGAAATAAAAATGGCCAAGGGATTGAAACAGATCACACTCCTCGGTGGGGAACCGCTTTTAAACAACCAGTTAGATGATGTGATCGATCATGTCAATGGCAAAGCAATCACTGTGATAACTGGTCTCGGAGTGAGTGACGGAAGACTGAAGACAATATTAAATAAAACTAACGGCATGAACATAAAATTTCAAATATCTGCCGAGTCTACTAGGGAGTACTTTGAATTCATACGGTATGGAGTGACATGGAAGGACTTCAGACGCAGAGTAGACATGATAAATTCAAAAGGACACGAGGTAGAATTCGTTTCCACCATTAGCAATCTATCTGTTATTGACCTACATAATTTCTATGCGTGTTATAGTGGGCAATATCCGATCAACCTCAACATCATGCATGATAGGCCTTTCCTAGAACCACATGTGTTGGACGAGCAATCAAAACAAGAATTCCGGAAGCACATACATCTATTCGGTGACAAGGCGGACCAACTGTCTAAAATGATTTCCAAAACACCAAGCACCAGAGATCGTGAAAACCTTAAAACATACTTGACTATGTTGCGTAATAGGAGGAACATAGACCTTGGATTTCTACCCAAATATTTTCTGGACTGGTTAAGGCTTAATTGACATTACCAACATAGTGTAGTATACTAATGGCATGATACACGCCATGATAGACCTAGAGACTTTGAGCACTAACCCCAACGCGGTCGTACTGACGGTGGGCGGTGTCAAGTTCGATCCATACACGATGGCGGAACCCGCACAGGGCATGTACTTCAGGGTGGACGTGGACTCGCAAACCGAGATGGGTCGTGATGTGATGCAGGACACACTGGACTGGTGGGGTCGACAGGATCCTGAGATCATGGAAGAGGCATTGGGAGATAAAGATCGTATTTCTTTGGACGCAATGATCAAGACCATTAACAAGTGGAGTGTGGGAGTGGACGTGTTCTGGTGCCAGGGACCGTTGTTTGACTACGCCATACTACAGAATCTATACACACAACTGGGACACCCACAACCATGGCAGTACTGGCAGATCCGAGATTCAAGGACACTGTTCTCATTAGTACCAAGAGAAACAGAGAAGAGGACGGGGTTACACAACGCATTAGAAGACTGCTATTTCCAGGCCCGGAAAGTTCAAAGGGTTTACAAGCAATTAAATATCAAAAATGTTTAAAATAATCTATGCTGGTGGCACAAAGGGAGCATTTCTTTGTTATTTTCTCTGTAAGTTTTCTAACTTTGACATAGATATTGAAAATCCTTTCGCGCCAGATGGCACCGTGCATAAGGCGGGACAAGCAGGTGTACTTCCACAATTTCATGAGGATTTCATACAAGATAATCCCGAAAAAGAAAATTTATCCTTGGTAGTTCTGTCTCTCAACACCTGGACACACTATCTTTATTATTTACTGTCATGTAAGATAAGGGCAGGAAATACCGGTGCCGATCCCGACTATCTCTGGCAAAAATCAAAAGACGAGTGTAAAAAGATCAAAGGGCTAGAAGAAGATATATGGAATCTTCAAAATATGCATTACACCAATCACAACAAAGCAAAATTTAGTAAGAAAGAAATTAGAAATTGGTACAAACAGCATTTTGACAACAGACTAGAAAACTTTGCCATGTACAAATCACACAAGAACTTTGAGAACAATCCATGGTTCAAAAAACAAAATGTGTATAAAATTGATTTCGAAGCATTTTTTGATTGGAAAATATTCAGAAAAGAGATTGAAAATGCTGATGGCAAATTAAACATTGGAATAGATTTCACGCGTGAAAAAGAGATGATTGAACTCTACAAAAAATCAATAGAGAAAGATTACATAATTGCTCAGTGTATTGAAATTAACCATATTGTAAAAAGAATTTATTCAAAAGAACATGTGTCTATCCCAGACCTCAATGTGGTGTGTGAGGCATACCTACTGTCACAAATTGAAAAAGCCATCAAACGAAAATTAGATATTGGCGAAAAATTTTATACTTCGACAAAAGGTTTATTTTGATGACCATACCAATAAAAGGATATGCTACTTTTCATCCACTTAAACACTGTTGGATTGGCTCTGGATTTAAGTTTGAATGGTTCAAAGAATTCACTTCTGATAACAGAATACTTGATCCGCTCAAAAGGATTGCAGATGAAACGGAACAAGACTTAGATCAACTAGAGCAACTGCTTCGATCCTTAGGTGTAAACACCTATAGATCCTATTTAGACATTGAAAAGTACAATAACTCGTTGAATGACATTTGGAAAATCCCAATGACACCTAGAGATAATTATGCTGTCATAGGTGATAAGTTTTATCAAGTAGGCACGAAACAAAAAGGATTTGATCAGGTCCTTGATGCAATCAGTGATGATGACAAAGTTATCGAAGACAGAAATGATGATTTCAATATTAACACTGCCTGCCTTGTTAGATTAGGCAAAGACATATTCTGGGACATTAACCTAAAGTACAAGGGCGATGTTGATCGTTATGTCAATAAATTCCAGAATCTCGGATACACAGTGCATTTGTCTAACAGAAACTATCATTCTGATGGGGCTTTTGGTATTGTCAAACCAGGTTGTATTATTTCCCTGTGTGATGTTCAGAACTACCAAAAAGAATTCCCAGGATGGGAGGTGCTTTACCTACCCGATCAGAGCTGGAATAAGCTCTCACCTTTTCTCAACATCAAGGATAAAGTGAAAGGAAGATGGTGGATAAAAGGTGAAGAGGACAACGATAAACTTATTAACTTTGTGAATACATGGTTATCCGAGTGGGTTGGTTACGTTGAAGAGACTGTATTTGATGTTAATATGTTATCGATAAATGAAAACTGTGTAATTTGTAACAACTTTAATAAAGAAGTATTTGATTTCCTGAAGAGACACAACGTTGAGCCAATCATATTCAATTTTCGGCACAGATATTTTTGGGATGGCGGAGTGCACTGCATCACACAGGACCTATACCGAGAAGGCACGATGGAGGACTACTTCAAATGATAAAATGGTACACCATAGAGGACCTGTACAACATAAAGCAATACAAGATACGACATAGTAAGAATCCTAAGACACTGTGGATAAGATTGTCCTGTGTTTATAAAATAAAGATAGGAAATAAAATCGTACACGTTGGCAGGTCCGACACCTGTCGCAAACACGGTGGAGCGGAAAAGGTTCGCAAGGCCCTGGTAAATTTGTTAAACGTACATGATCACAATCCCAGTGTGCCCAAGACCAAGTACTGGCAGGAAATCAGGTTGCGACATAGACCTAATAGTAGTAATATAAGGATAGGAATAATTGAAACCAATGCGATCGAGAAAACCTATCTACAAGAAGCCATTTGAGAAAGTCAACAGTGTTGACGAGAGCGTTTGGTTCAGCAATGACACGCCAGTCATGGAGACCGATTTCACTTTCGTCTTCGATGACCGGTATCCTTGTGTAGAGGGACACCGACTATTCATCCCAAAGGAGAACAACTCGCACTTCCTGGGCAGGTCCTACGGGCTGGCCTACGATTACGGCAATGAGCAGATCAAGAAAGACAGGATAGCGGGATTTAATATTGGAATGAACATGGGCCGATGTGCCGGACAGACGATCATGTGGCCACACATACACTTCATACCCAGGCACAAGGGTGACGCCAAACACAAAGGCGGTATGAGATACGCACACCCAGGAGCGGATCACAAGGAACACTATTGATGGCAAAGAAAATAAAACGCAAGAAGAAAGTCAGCAGGAAGATCATACCCATGCCCATCTATACTTCTCCAGATGGTGGTGAGACCGTGTATGAGCAATTACCAAATGGCGAACGCAAATTAGTTGAACAATCACAGCGGGCCAAAGACAACCAGACCGCATATGACGAGTTAGAGATGGTGGGAGTGGAGGCCATAGAATTAAGACGTAAACATCCGGCACTGAAGAAAGCATGGGATCAATACCGCACCATATGGCATTTAATCGCGGAAAATGAGTGATATGTACAACTATTCCAATTTGAATTTTACCAGCAGTGTACGTGCTTCTGTGTGCGTCTAAAGGGGTGATTAAATAGCGTTATGACCAAGTATGTAAGCATTATAGGCAACGGTGAGAGCAGGCGTGGATTTGACATAAGTCCACTCAAAGCGTTCTCAACGGTAATTGGTTGTAATGCAATCTACCGAGATTTCGTAACCGAGTATCTGGTGTGTGCTGACCGCCACATGTGCCAACAGGCCGTGAACGCGGTTGGTAAGGGCACCACAATATTCACAAGACAGGACTGGGCGGACCAATTCGCGGCATGGCCCAACGTCCGCAAATTACCAGACCTACCCTACTCCGGAGACAAGAGACAGGACGATCCGTTCCACTGGGGCACCGGCCCGCATGCGGCCAACCTGGCACTGACCTACAAGCCCAAGGCCATATTCATGCTGGGATTTGACCTGCATCCACTTGAGGAAGGCAAGATCAACAACATGTACACCGGGTCAGAAGGCTACACCTACATCAAGAGACCGGTTGATCCATCATACTGGATTTACCAGTTCCACAAACTGATGGGCTACTCGGATCCCGACACGAGATGGATCGTGGTGAATCATAACCGTTGGGAGATGCCAGAGGAGTGGCGCAAACATTCCAACGTGTACCAAGAGACCTATGACGGCATGGCCAAGTTCATCAACCGGCAGTTGACAAAAAAATAATACCAAATATAATTTACACATGATCAAACCAATGGTGGAGCACCTGATGGTGCAACAGCAGATACGCGGACCACACCGAGAGTGGAAACACATGGTGGCCGTGATGTGCCTCAACCTCACTTACCGTAAGCACGTCAAGATCATACTACCACGATTGTTCAAGCGATATCCCAACCCACGGGCCTACCTGCGTGGCAGGTTGAAGACACAACAGGAGATGTTGCGGCCACTGGGCATGTGGGAGGTGAGATCCAAGAGGATACGTAAGATGACCGAGCAGTATCTCGCATGGGATAAAAAAGAGGCCAGTGACCTACACGGCATCGGCAAGTATGGTTCGGACAGTTACCAGATATTCTTCCGGAACACGATACCCGCCGACGTCCAGGACAAGGAGTTGCGGAAATACATTGACAAGCTCGCACAATAGTTTATAATAAGGTTATGTTTGAAAAATACAAAGATGGAGATCTCATCACTCTAAAACTGGCTTCCGGAGAAGAGGTCATAGCGAATTACAAAGGCAACGACGACTCTAGCGTGAGCATAGAGAAGGCACTCGTGCTGATGCAGGGACCTCAGGGCCTGGCGTTTGGCACGTTTTTCTCCACTGCCAGACAGGATGAAGTGATAAAGATAGCCAAGGCACAGGTGATCACGATCGCGTACATCAACGACAAGATCGAGAGCGAGTACAAGAGGATATTCTCGACCATACAGACACCTCCCAAACCCAAGATCATAACCTGATGAAGCACTTCGAGAAACACAGCAGGGGCATGCGGGCACTGGTGGACTCATCAGAGGCACTGCTCAACGCCATGGAGACGCATGGCATAGACCCGGAGACCGTGGCCAACAGGCCGGAGTTCTCGGTGTTGGTGCATTTCCTCAAGAGCATCATAGATGGTGAATTAAATATACCCAACGAGCTGACCGACAAGATAAGAGACTCGGCCATGCAGTTGGAAATTGATCAGAAGTTGAACAAGAAGTTGAACTGATGATCGAGAGGACTCAAAGACTTTCATCCCTCTATAAACACTCTGCAAGTCATCGAAACAAGGAGAAAAGATGACTTACTACTCAACAAAGACATACGGACACAACATAGGACTGGCCTGCGTTTTCAGACAGCCCAACGCGGACCACTCACACTGCCATTTGCTACACGGCTACAGCCTGGCGTTCAGATTCACGTTTGGATGCAACGAGTTGGACAACAAGAACTGGGCGGTGGACTTCGGAGGACTGAAACCACTCAAGAAATGGTTAGAGGATCACTTCGATCACAAAACCGCAGTTGACAAAAACGATCCACATCTGGACAAACTGAAAGAACTGGAGAAGCACGACCTCGCGGAGATCGTGGTGTTCGACGGGGTAGGTGCGGAGATGTTCGCCAAGCACGCCTTCGACTTCGCTGACCAGTTGATACGTGAGAAGACCAATGGCAGATGTTTCGTAGAGAGTGTGGAATGCATGGAACACGGAGCCAACAGTGCCATCTACACAAGGAAATAAATTACTATTCGAAACGGTCATTGTACAATATGACACCCAACAGGTGAGGATCAACCTGTATGATACTCCTTTGGGTCGTAGATTCGTGGAAGCACTCAAGGACAATCTTGTTAAAAAGAGAATACTGGAAAAGAACTTCTGTTTCCTGGGGTGGGCCGATTCTAGTAGGAATCTAAATTTCCTAGTAAAGGAACTCAACAAAAACATCGCGCAGATAAACTCATACAATTTCAATCCACCCTACGAGAGGATACATCCTTTCGTCAGTGATGACTTCCAGTACAGCAGTGGTCTTCCTATCGGCCGGGCGCCGGACGGAGACATCACCAAAACCTTGGGCAAGAGATTGAAACACGAGGCCTGTAATCTGCTCCATAGGTACTTCGAGGACCTACAAGGCAGTGCTTGGCAGTTGTCTCCCTACTACCGACAGGCTGACTATAAAACCAAGTACGCGATCAGACAACTCAATAATGTCTGTCATGAGATAGAGAGCTGGGTCAATGCTGATCGTAAGGCGTCCTTGGAACCGGAATGGATGAGGCCATCACAGATCACAACGTTCCTCAATGCACCCAGGTACGATTTACACCCAGAGGATTACGAACTGTTCAAACAGAACAGATACGATAGAGAACTTGGAGGAGTTTACCTGCACTGGAGTCAAGTGGGCAAGACCCTGTACGAGGTGTTCAGGGATGAAGGAGCACCAAAGATGACCGATGCCATGTGTAGCGAGATCAACCATCAGAAATATTACTCTGGAGAGTTCGACATAGAGTGGGGTGACACCATCACGGAATCCCAACACGATTTCAAAAGGGAGGAAATGGCTCAATACAGGGCATGGCTCAAGGACAACGGCTATGACTGGGATGATCTTAAACTCGCACTAGGCTACATCAAGATAGGACAGGTGGACATGAAATTGGCATTCGGAGATAAATCTTTCCTCGATGTGTATGACGTGATGAAGCACAACTTAAATATCACAGGAATACACATCATTGGCACACAGAGCTGGCAAAATTTATATGACTACAGGCTGGGTGACGAAAGGTGGCAACAGATACAGATAGAACACTTGAAGGAGGGTTATGAATCACGTGGTATGCGTTAAGTGGGGCAACAAGTATATCCCTAAGTACGCCAACGTATTGAACAGCATGGTGAAGAGGCACACCACTGTGCCCTACCAGTTTCACTGCCTCACCGATGATCCCACTGGTCTGGATGCAGATATCAACGTGATTAGACTGCCCGGGGATCCATGGATCAAGTCATGGTGGAGCAAACTATGGATGTTCGCACCCGAGATGCCCATCAAGGGCAACATACTGTATTTTGATCTAGATGTAGTAATATTCGACAACATAGATCCCTTGTTCTCACACCCAGGCAAGTTCAACATCATCAGGGATTTCAACAGGTGCAGGGTCAAGGACTGGAAACTGAGCAACAGCAGTTGTATGCGATGGCAGTCCGGTGCCATGGACTACCTATGGACGGAATTCAAGGATCGCTCCGCACAGATCATGCAGTCAAATCACGGAGACCAAGACTGGATAACCAAAAGGGCACGGGATGATATCACTTGGTTCCCGGAAGAATGGATCAGATCATACAAGTGGGAGATGGTGGGACTCAAGGACACCAAGCTCTTGACCAAGGACGGCAAGAAATGGTTCCGCACTCCGGCCAAGATAGAGCCCGGCAACCGGGTGGCGGTGTTCCATGGTCTGCCAAACCCCATGGAGTGTGCTGACAAGTTCGTGGAGGACAACTGGAGATGAGTTATGGACAGATCAAAGTCAAAAGGGCCAAACCCGGTCTAGACGAGATACCCGAAGACTGTGGATATGAGAAGAGGTTCAGATACAATATAGACATGAACAACAACGGAATCTCCGGTGAGTGTATAGAATGGTGCCAGATAAACTGCAAACACAGATGGGGGTGGTGGTTCGAGCAGAAGGATCTTTACAGTACTGCTTGGCACAACTGGGAGGACCAGAATGCCTACATGAGTTTCGCCAGCAAAAGAGAGGCCATGAAGTTCTGGCTGACCCTAGGAGTTGGCCATATAGCGAAAGGCAGAGATAATTAACAGTATGAGTCTATTCCTGATCACTGACGCCGCCAAATCACAGATTGAACGACTGCTGGAGAGGAACCCCGGCAAGTGGGCTGTGAGCCTTGCGGTGCTGGGTGGTGGATGCGCTGGCTTCAAGTACGAATGGGGATTCGCAGACACCAAGGAGAGCATAGGCGATGGTGATCACGTGGAGGACTGGGGCACGGGACGTTTCGTGGTAGACGAAACCTCGATGCTGTACGTAGCCGGAACCAAGATAGATTGGATCGAGGAAACATTCGGATCACAGTTCGAAATATCAAATCCCAATTCGACCTCCGCATGCGGTTGTGGAGAATCATTTGGCATCTGATGGACACCGCATTCGTAATAGGTAACGGTGAATCCAGGAAGATCTTTCCCATAGAAACATTAAAAGGTAACGGTATAATATATGGATGCAACGCCATCTACAGGGATCATCCTATGCTGTGTGATCACATCGTGGCGGTGAACACGCCCATGTATGAAGAATTAAAACAGTGGCACGATAAAACAGACAAGAAAATTCAGATACACAGCAGGGACGACATCAGTGGATGGAACTACATCTGTGACGGAGACCATGAGACTGACTGTCCACAGGGATTGAAACTGTACCGGATATGGCGTGGTGGCAATCTCAAGAAAGGAGGCCGGGTCAGGACCGTGGACTTCTCGGAGTCAAGGGGTTCAGGTTGCTCGGCAGTGCTGATGGCGGCCGAGAGTGGTATCAAAAATGTAGTGATCCTGGGATTCGACATCATGGGCGCACAGCAGTGGGAGATGTCAGAACCTAGCAGGATACAGAATAACATCTACAAGGATTCCCCCAACTACCCAGACAGGCACAGTATGAAGGCCTACCTCAAGTACGAGTGGATGTACCAACTGAGGCAGACGTTCAGGCGATTCCCTGACACCAACTTCCGTTTCATCAACAGGCGCGAGTACCTGGACGGCAACACGTTCCTGAGATGGTACTTCGATCAGCCCAACATACGGTCAGGCATCTACGCTGACCTACAGCGTTGGATCACGGGCCGGCGTGACGACATCAGTTGGATGCGATTATAGATCACAACGGTCACAGAAGTGCTCGTGGCCCTTGTCCATGCGTTCGGGATCTACCCGTGATTTGGGCTTCTTGAAAGTTTCTCCACAGCGGTCACACTTGAAGATGTACATGATGTTGTTGCGACGAACGGTGTGGCAGACACCCAGTTTGCTCTCCCTCTTGAACAGTTTGAGGGTCTTCTGCGTCTCTATGAACATATTCATATTTAATAAATACGCATAACAGATTATGGCTAGATTAACGATAGACACAGGAACAGCAGGAAATCCAGCGACGGGCGACACTTTACGCACGGCCATGACCAAGGTCAACGCCAATTTTGCGGAGTTGGCCGGCGATCTACAGATGTCAGGCAACACTTTATTGAGTGCTGACACCAACGGAAACATCATATTAGATCCAAACGGCACGGGACAAGTACAGGTCAATGCTGACAGATTAGTGATCACGACCACCAAGACACCAACAGCAATAGGAGCCACGGGTGATGTAGCGGGATCAATCAGTTGGGACGCGACCAACCTGTACATCTGCACTGCCAACTATGATGGTTCAACTGCTATCTGGAAGAAACTAGTATTACAGGCGATATAAAATGGCGAAACAGACGATTGACCTAGGTACATTAGGCGGTGCCGACGGTACCAGTGACAGCATCAGGACCGCGGGCGCCAAGATCAACTCCAACTTTGACGAGATCTACGCCAACTCGGCCATGTCATCTCAGATCAGTATTTCGGGCAACAACATCAAAAGCACACAATCCAACGCTGACATCTTCCTGGCAGGATCAGGAACTGGCGTGGTTGCCATCCCGACCATAACAATAGATTCAAACATCAACATCACAGACAACGTGATCAAGACCACTCAGTCCAACTCCGATCTACAGTTGGATGGTACTGGTACGGGATCGATACAGATCACAAAGTCAGACATCAACTCCGGCGACATAGACAACACCGTGATCGGAGGCTCATTGCCACTGGCCGGAACATTCACCACACTGTCTTCGACATCGCTGAATGCGGACGGGGTGGTGATCACTGACAACATCATCACTTCAACATCTGACGCTGACCTAGAGATCAGCGGCAACGGTTCTGGCACAGTTTCCATCGAAGGACTTAAGATGCCATCCACGGACGGCGCCCAACACCAAGTGATCAGGACAGACGGCGCCGGGAACCTATCATTCTTCAGTTCACCCATTCTTTTCGACCAAACATTAATAGACGATGGCACGGCCACCCTCACTGCGACTTCGGCATACCAGACCATAGATTCCTGGGACCTCAGCACCTACAGGAGCGCCAAGTACCACATACAGATCTCAGACGCCACGGCGGACAGGTACAGGTTGATCGACGCCACGGTCACTCACGACGGATCTATAGCATATATAAGTGTTTTTGGTGGTGTGGACAACGGCGATGCGGACGGGTCCAGCGTTTATGACACCATGGATCTCAACGCCATAGTTGCGGGCGGCAATATTGCCCTGCAGGGAAGATTAAATAACACTAACAATCACGTGATCAAATTCGTGAGGAGATTGATTAAGGTATAATGGCACAACAGACACTGAACATAGGAGCAACGGCCAATGATGGCACAGGTGACACGCTACGCGTGGCCATGGACAAGGTCAATGACAACTTCGATGAGATATACGCCAGTCCCATCATCAGCGATTTCATAACCATCACCGGCAACGAGATAAGAGCCAACAGGTCCAATGATGACCTAGTGTTGGAACCATCGGGCACGGGTGTGGTCACAGCACCAGCACTTACCATAGACTCCAACATCAACATTACTGACAACGCAATCAAGACCACGCAGTCCGACTCCGATCTTATTTTAGATCCAAACGGATCTGGCAGTGTTGTGATCGCCAAAGTGGACATCAACAGTGGTTCCATTGACAACACAGTGATAGGGGCCAACACAGCCGTGGCGGGCACATTCACCACGCTTACAGCCAACACATCGGCCAGCATCGACGGTGTTGTGATCTCAGACAACACAATCACCACGACGTCAAACGCAGACCTTGAATTGACAGGTGCAGGCACGGGCACGGTTTCCATAGAAGGATTGAAATTCCCAACGTCAGATGGGACAACGGGCCAGTTCCTCAAGACAGACGGCGCGGGCAATCTAGGATTTGCGACTGCCACTGCTACGCTCAGCCATTCAGACATCAACGACAACACCTCAACAGTGGCGTCTTCCGCGACCACAGTGATAGACACATTCGATTCAGCCACTTACAGGAGTGCCAAATACTACATCTCAATATCAGACACCACCAACGACAGGTACGAGATGGTGGAGGCCAACGTGGTGCATGGTCCCAGTGCTGACAGCACGACAGAGGCCTACATCACGGTGTTTGGCGAACTGTCGAATTATTCCAGTGACGGTTCAACACTTCCTATAGCACAATTCTCAGTTGATGTGTTGAACGGAAACGTGAGGTTGAAGGCCACAAACATCACTAGTGATAGCACTGTGTTCAAGTTCCAGAGGACAACAATAGACTTATAATGTAAAGTAGTTTAAACTACTGACAAACCACATATGAGAAGGAACAACAGAAGACCACAGCATAGATCACCGCGATCAGAGATCGCAAGGTTAGAGGAACAGCTCAAAAGGACCACGGATCCGGTTGATCGCGAGGGCATAAGACAGCACATAGAACACTGGCAACGCACCCAGAACGACAGGCGCTGATCTCCAATAAATACCCGTGTAAGGAGTAAGATCAATGGCAACACCGGTGTGGACCACCAAGTCAGGCAAACTGGCCACGTTCAACGAGGACAGTTCGTATTCGCTACAACTGGAGGCGAATGACCCAGTAGCACTAGGTGATTCAACGGCCATAACTTACTCAGTGATAGCAGGAAGCCTGCCCTCGGGCATGAGGGTCACATCAACAGGACTACTGACGGGCACTCCGGCCCAGGTTGCCAAGAGAACTCTTTACACCTTCGTCGTGCGAGCCACGGCCGGTGCCCAGATCACGGACAGGACCTTCAGCATAGACATAGAGGGACAGGACGCACCTGTTTTCACCACGGCATCGGGACAACTACAGTTGGATGATTCCACACGCGTGGGACTGTACTGGGTGTTGGATGGCGAGTACGTGAACTTCCAGTTCCAGGCCACGGACATTGACACCAGGGTGGGAGGTGAGATAAAATTCGAGGTGATTTCGGGAATACTACCGCCGGGACTGACTCTGCGAGAGGATGGATTGCTTTCGGGCACATGCCAACTCACGGATGACTACTTCGAGGATTCCACGAG